TTTGGGATGGTACTGAGGATTGTCTTAAAGAAATAGAAGAATTTAGGGTAAAAATGAATATCCCTAAAGATAAAACTTATGTTATGCCCGCCGGGGATACTCGTGAAACATTAGTTGAAATGTATCCTAAAGTATTTGAAATGGTGGCAGAGCATGGTTATAACATGACAGGTAGAGATCATATTATAGCATATAATACAGAAAGAGGAGTTTAATGAAAGAGCAAGCACTCGAAATTTTAGAAGAAATAAGAGAAAATGTTTGCATATGTTGTGCTATAACTATGGAACCTGACGAGGTAGAATCTCTAATAGATAAATTAAAAATAACTATAGAAGAAGGATGGAACAAGCAATAAGCCAAAAAGATTTAGATATTAAAATTAAAATCTTAGCTAAACAAATAAATGATGTACATAGAGGCGACCCTACTCCCGTTGTAATGGTATGTATTTTAAACGGGGGATTTATGTTCTTTAGCGATTTAGTAAAAGAAATAAATATCCCTATTGAAATAGATTTTATCCGTTGTAAATCATATTTTGGTAGAAAACAGGGTGATTTAGTTGTTACAAAGGATTTAGAAACTAAAATTAAAGGTAAACATGTTTATCTTGTAGATGACATTTTAGACTCTGGAAATACTATGGTAGCAGTTAAAAAGTTTTTATCTGTAAAAGAACCCAAATCAGTAACTCCTGTTGTAGCTATTTATAAGGAAAGCGTGGATTTTGATCGAGTCCTTCATATATTATACCAAGATGTGGATTCCATATTTGATCCCTGGTATATAGGATATGGTATGGATGATGATAAAGGCCACAATAGAAATTTAAGCACAATTTACACTATATAATGGAAAACAAATACATAAACACTCAAGAATTTAATCACAGTTACGATTATGAATTCTCACCTACAAAGGAATATTTAAAATCAATGCCCGATCTCCAAAACGGAGATACTATTAAAGGGTCTAAAGTTGGTATTGAACGCGTAGGTATATCTAATTTTAGATTACCTCTTAAAATCCAAATGAAGGATGGCGGGGTTATGGAAGTTGAAGCTTCTATAATTGGTACTGTATCTCTTGAAGGTGTAAATAAAGGTATTAACATGTCCCGTATTATTAGGACATTTTATGAATATAAAGATGAAACATTCTCGCTTGATACACTTGAAAAAGTGCTTTTAGGTTATAGAGAAAGACTTGGCTCATATGGTGCTCATATTCAAATTCATTTTAATTATAGATTATGGCAAGAATCAATGCGTTCAGTAGATGCTGAAGGTAATAGAAATGGTGGGTGGCAATATTATAAAGTTACACTTGAATCACTATTAAAAGAAAGTGGTAAGTTTAATAAATATATCCACTTTGATTATGTATACTCTTCAACATGTCCTTGTTCTACTGAACTTGCTTTACATGCTTTAGAAGAAAGAAACCAATACGCAACCCCACACTCACAACGTTCGGTTGCTCGTATTTCACTTAAATTAAAAGACTTTATTTGGATTGAAGAAATCCAAGAAATGTGCCTTGAAGCACTTAAAACAGAAACACAAGTATTTGTTAAAAGAGAGGACGAACAAGCATTTGCTGAATTAAATGCTGCCAATACTAAGTTTGTAGAGGATGCTGTTAGATTATTATTTGAACAGTTTGATGCTGAGGAAAGGGTTTTAGATTTTAAAATCATTGCTTCGCATAATGAAAGTCTCCATTCACATGATGCAATCGCGGTAATTACTAAAGGAGTTGAACATGGTTTTAATAAGCATGTTTCAATAGCTGATATGAAATCATTAATTTACTAATATCATGAAAGAAATTACAGAATTTTTATACCACGCATTGGGGGTTTGTGGTGAATATAGTCACCCCCACTTAATTAACCTTGGCTTTTTAGCAGCTGGGGTGTACGCAATCATTAAAATAAATAAAAGTTATGGCATATTGGCTAGCAAAAGTAAAGGTTGAAGAGGAAACCTCCCGTGGCGCTATGAGATGGACCACTGAACAATTCCTTGTTAATGCAGAAAATGCAACAGATGCAGAAGTTAAATTAACTGAAGAGTATTCATCATACCCACATGATTGGCATGTTGATCAGTTAAAACAAATTAAATTAGTAAAAGTTATTGAGTGATGAGTAAAGTACCATTTGTAGATGAAGTGGAGGAATTTAATTCGTTAATGAACAAACCTAACAATTATGAACCCACAATACCAGAAAAAAAGGAATGGGAGTTTGTATACAACTTCGTCCTGGAAGAACTTGAGGAATATAGAGAAGCATGTGAACGAGGTGACATCGTTGAGATTTTGGACGCTTTGTGCGACATTGCTTACGTATCACTTGGGAATGGAACTATGTTACATGGCCTTAAGGATAAAATTTGGCCCGCTTATCAAGAAGTACAAGCCTCTAACTTATCTAAGGCTTGCAAAACTGAAGATGAAGCACGAGAAACGGTTGAAAAGAGATCAGAAGAGCAAGGTGAACCCTGCCACTATGAAATGGTCGGTGATAAGTATATTGTATACCGCACGCGTGACAGAAAAGTTATGAAAAATATAAACTATTTTAGACCTAATCTAAAGCAGTTTTTTAATGAAAATGAATTAAATAAAGTATGAGAAAAGGTAGACAAAAAGGACAAACTAAAGCAAAAAGCATAATCAGTGACCCACTTATAGCCCCGTATAAAATTACAGTAGAAGAAGATCAATATGTCTTATTAGATAGCAAAAACATTCCACAGGGATATTATAATTCATTAGATGGAGCTATTAATAAAGTATCTAGAAATGTAATTGCTAGCAAAAAAGAAACATATAGTTTATCCGAATAATTATAATAATATTAAAAATAAATTTCAAGGTGTCTGATAGAGAAATAATGAATTCAAAAGGTTTTAAAAAGAGTAAAATGCCAATTAATTTTGATCCAAAACAACCCAAAGTACAAGTAAAAAATATTGACCAAATGCCTGACCAAAAATGGCATCGTAGAATTTCATTCCTTAAGTCGGGAATTCGAATTGTAGGTTATGTTTTTATTCCATTTAATTTAATTGCTGCTACCGCACTACTTGTTGTAAGTGAAGTAGTAGGAATCATAGAAGAATTAGTATGAAAAAGTTTTTATATTTTAGTGCCCCCTGGTGTGGGCCCTGTAAGCAATTAGGTCCTATTATGGATGAATTACAAACTGAAGGAATGACAGTTCAAAAAATTGATGTAGATTCTAATCCAGAAATTTGCCAATCATTTAATGTGAGAAATGTCCCTACAGTTGTATTACAAGTAAATAATGTAGAAAGGGGTAGGAAAGTTGGCCTTAACCCAAAAAATGCGTATATTGACCTATATAATCAAGGTTAATGTATAAAAATTGTTATGTTCAAAGAGGTGAAGAATGGAATCATTATAGAATCCATTTATGGACTGATGAGGGGTATTCTATAGAAGATTACCAAAATTATGGTTATTTAGAATGTACAGATAGTGCTGCTACTCATACTGGTCTTAAGGGAGAAAATCTTAAGAGGGTATTTAATTGGGAAAGAAATGATCCTCGTATGCACTACTCTGATCATACTAGAGGAAATATTCATACTAAATTTCTTATAGACAAATATGGTGATGATGATACTCCCTCGGTAACTCATAGAGAAGTATTTTTTGATATTGAGATTGAGATAGGAGGTGCACTTACACCTGAGTACATTAAAAAAGCTCCTAAACCAGTTACTTCAATTGCCCTTTGGGATAAACAATTAGATGATTGGAAAATTATTATCCTAGATAAGGATAATAAAATCAAGCATACAGTTGATAAACAGGGGAGAGAAGTAATCCCTGTTAAGAGAGAATCTGATTTATTAGAAAAATTTCTTAATACACTAGAAGAAATAGAACCAGATATCCTTATAGGATATAATAGTGACTACTTTGATATTCCATATCTTTACTATAGAATAAAAAACACATTAGGGGATAGATATGCTAATAGAATGTCTCCTATTAAAATAGTAGAAGAACAAACATGGAATGAAGATGTACCTATTAGGATAGCTGGAGTTACTTCTCTTGATTACATGCGCTTGCATAAAAAATATAGTTTTAAAGATGAACCATCTTTTAAATTAGATGCTTTAGGTGAAAAATATGTTGGTCAAAAGAAGATTGAATATGAAGGTTCACTTGATAGGTTATTTGCAGAGGATAAAGAAAAATTTATTGAATATAACTTTGTTGATGTTTTAATACTTAAAAAACTAGACGAAAAATTTCAATATATTGATCTAACTAAAAACCTTGCTCATAAAGGAAAAGTATTATATGAAGAAGTGTATTTATCTTCTAAAATTCAAGATGGTGCTATTTCAAGTTGGTTATTATCTGAAAATATTATTCCGCCTAATAAGGACTTAGACCCACTTACTAAGAAAAATTATGCGGGTGGTTATCTATTTTGCCCTAAAACAGGTATTTACAATTATATGTTTGATGAAGACCTTACATCACTATATCCTTCTATCATTATGTCTTTGAATGTAGGTAAGGAAACTTATGTAGGTAGAGTCTTAGATTTATATGATGATAGGAATAATAGACTTGGTTTAAACGATTTAGAAAAAATGGTTAACCAAGATCCTGAAGTAGAAATGCCAGTTGAGAATTTGCAACGTAAACGCAATAATATGAAAGTAAAAGATGTTATAGATACTATTAAAAAGAATAATCTATCTGTAACTGCTAATGGTGTTATGTTCAGAACTGATAAACCATCTACTTTAAATGTTATTCTGGATAAATGGTTTGATGAAAGGGTAATGTATAAGAAGGCTATGAAAAAAGCTTATAAGAGTGGTAACAAAAAAGAAGGTGAATTAAATCACCTTAAGCAATATACTATGAAAATTTTGCTTAACTCACTTTATGGTGCTACCGCTTTACCATCATTCAGATATGGTAGTGTTATTTTGTCTGAAGGTATTACACTTACAGGACAACGTATTATTCAAGAATCAGCTTTATTTGCAAATACACATATGAATAAGGTATTGCGAGGAGAATTAAAATTAGAATTATGAAAGAAGAAATACCATGGTGGATCTGTAATGAGGGAGATAAAAACTTCTGTACATATGTGGATACAGATTCTAATTATTTCCATGCTGAACCACTTTTAAAACATTTATATCCTAATTTCCTAGAACTACCTGCTGAAGAGCAAGATGATCTCCTAGAAAAAATGGCTTTAAAATACCAAGATTTAATTACAGAGTATTATGATACCTTAGCTAGGGAAGCATTTAATATAGATAAACACCGTTTAGAAATGAAAACGGAGTGCACTATTCGTTCTGGTTTTTTCTCAGGTAAAAGAAGATATGCACAATATATTACTAAAAAAGAAGGCATTAAAGTAGAAGATATAGATGTTAAGGGTCTTGATTTTATGAAATCAAATTTCCCTCCCCTATTTAAAAAATTCTTTAATGGTATTCTAGATAAAATTCTATTTGGTGCTACCAGAAATGAAATCGACCAAGAAATTTTAGAATTTAAAAACAGTTTAGACACACTACCTCTTGAATTATTAGGTAAACCAACAGGAGTAAAGGATATTAAAAAGTATATTGAACGTCCCCCGGGTGCAGGAAATATATTTACTACCCTTAAAACTGGGGCACCTGTAAATGTTAAGGCAGCGGTTAGATATAATGATTTCCTTAAATTTAAGGGCTTAGATAAAAAACATTCTCAAATAGTTGCTGGTGATAAAATTAAATGGGTTTATTTAAAAGATAATCCTTATAAAATTGACACTATGGGTTTCTTAGATTTTGATTTTCCAGAAGAAATTCGTATATTCGTAGAGCAATATATTGATAGAGATAAAGCATTTGATTCTATACTTAAAAATAAATTAGAATCATTTTATAAAGACTTAAGCTGGGGTAGTTTAACCCTTAACACACATGTAAATAATTTTTTCTCATTCTAATGACAGATAAAAGAATAATAGATAGTTTTATAAGTAAATACCACTTAGGTGGTAATATAGAACGAACTAAATGGGTTTCAGATGGTGAATCCCTTAAGGCTGATTTTATAAACGATTCACAAAATTTAGTGGGTAAAGTAGTATCTAAAAAATTTAAATTTCCAATAGGGGAATTTGGTATTTATAGTACTTCTACTCTAAGTAAAATGTTAGGAATCCTCGAAAATGAGGTTATGTTTGATATAGTAAAAGAGGGAGGGACACCTGCTAGATTTAATATAGGTGATACGGCTATGGATGTTAAATTTAATTTAGCAGACCCACAAGTAATTCCTAATGTACCTGATATTAACAAAACAGAAAATGACATACATGTAGAGTTAAACGAAGAGTTTACTACACGTTTTATTAAATCTAAGGATGCAGTAGGTGAAGAAGTATTTTATGTTTCTACCCAAGATGGGTTTACTTCAAAAGAAATTAAATTTACTATAGGAAACAGTACATCTAATTCAGTATCTTTTGCTTCTAATATAGAACCAGGTAGTGCCGAAGAAGAATTAGATAATATTCCTTTTAATGCTGATTTAGTAAAAGAAATATTTAAACACAATAAACGTTTTGAATTAGGTTGGATGAAAATAAATCCAAAAGGATTAATGACTTTTGCATTTAAATTTGGAGACCTAGAAACTAATTATTATCTTGTAAGAAATCAAAATCAATAAAAAATGGAAAATATCCCAATTACACCGTTGGCTGATCGTGTATTGATCCAACCGATTGAAGCTGAAGAATCAACCTACGGGAACATTGTTGTTCCTGATATGGGTAAGGATCGTCCCGACTTTGGAAATGTGCTTGCCGTTGGTCCTGGCCGTTATGACAATAATGGTAATTTAGTTCCCATGCGAGTTGAAGTAGGACAAAAAGTTATTATGCCTAAGTATGGGGCAAATACCGTAGAAATTGAAGGTGAGGAATATGTTCTCGCCTCTGAAACAGAAATTTTAGGATTTATAAACTAATAAAATATGAGTAAAATTATTAAATTTGGAGAGGAAGGTAGAGATCACCTTCACTCGGGAGTAAATCAATTAGCAGATGCAGTTGTAAGTACTTTAGGCCCTTACGGTCGTAACGTGATTTTAGGACACGAAGTTGGTCTCCAATCTACTAAAGATGGAGTTACTGTTGCTAAAACAGTATCATTAGAAGACAAAATAGAAGATCTTGGTGCACAAGTTGTTAAACAGGCAGCTATAAAAACCGCTGAACAAGCAGGTGATGGTACTACTACCGCTACTGTTTTAGCAAGAGAAATATATAACCAAGCATTAGAGGCAGTTAATCAAAAATCTAATAATGCTATTGATATTAAAAGAGGTATAGATGCTGCTGTAAAAGATATTGTATCTTATTTAAAAGAAAATACAAAAGATATTTCTAATGAAGAACAACTAAAACAAGTAGCTACAATCTCTGCTAATAATGATAAAGAGATAGGTACTTTAATTTCTACTGCTTTTGATAAAGCAGGTAGAGAAGGAGTAATTACTGTAGAATCAAGTAAAACCCATGAAACTACACTTGAAGTTGTAGAAGGAATGCAATTTGATAGAGGATATAAATCACCATATTTTGTAACAGATAATAGCTCTATGACTTGTCAGTTAGACGAACCTTTTATTTTAATGTACGATGGCAAAATTAGTTCTGTAAAAGAATTATTACCTGTAATGGAAGGTGTTAGCCAACAAAACAAGTCACTTTTAATTGTAGCTGAAGATATTGATGGTGAAGCACTTGCGGCTATGATTGTAAATAAAATGAGAGGTATTCTAAAATGTGCTGCTGTAAAAGCCCCAGATTTTGGAGAACGTCGTACGATGATATTAGAAGATATGGCTGCACTTACAGGTGGTGTAGTAATTTCAAAGCAAAAAGGTATGAAACTTGATAAGGTAACTTTTGATATGCTAGGTAATTCTAGAGGAGTTACTATTTCTAAAGATGAAACCACAATTGTTGATGGTGCTGGTAGTGAAGAAAACATTGAAACCCGAATCAACGAAATTAAAGACCAAATAGAAAAAGCAGAAAGTAACTATGCTCGCGAACAATTGCAACAACGACTTGGAAAAATTGCAGGAGGTGTTGCCGTAATAAATGTAGGTGGTTATACTGAGGCAGAAATGAATGAACGTAAAGATAGAGTAGATGATGCTGTACATGCAGTAAAGGCTGCTATTGAAGAGGGAATTTTGCCCGGAGGAGGACATGCTTTACTTTGTGCTTCAGTTAATATTAAAAATGATACTCTTAATAAAGATCAAATGTTAGGGTATGAAATAGTTAAAAAATCAATTAGAAAACCATTTTATCAAATACTTTCTAATGCAGGTTACAACCATGAAAAATGTACTTTAGCTGCGCTTAATGTAGAAAATAATTTTGAATATGGGTGGAATTTAACTACTGAAAATGAAGTAAATATGATGTCTGAAGGTATTATAGATCCTACCAAAGTTACTAGATGTGCACTAGAAAATGCTGCTTCAGCCGCCGGTGTATTACTAACAACAGAATGTGTAATGACAGAAGCACCTAAGGAAACGAATAGTTCAATGCCCGAACAACAAATGTTTTAATGGATTTATTTGTAGAAAGATATAGACCTAGATATTTAGATGATTTTGTTGGGGATAATACAGTTAGAACCAAAATACAGGAATACCTAAATACAGGTAAACTACAAAATTTACTATTGTTTGGTCCAGCGGGGACAGGAAAAACCTCGCTGGCCAAACTAATAGTAGACCAATTGGGTGCAGATCACCTTTATATTAATGCCTCTGATGAAAGAGGGATCGATACAATTAGAGATAAAATTATCCCGTTTGCTTCTAGCATAGGATTTAATGGGTTAAAAATAGTTATATTAGATGAAGCAGATTATCTTACTGCCCAAGCTCAAGCAACTTTACGAAATGTTATTGAAACATTTAGTGAATCCTGTAGGTTCATTTTTACTTGCAATTACCTTGATCGTATTATTCACCCCCTCCAGTCTCGTACTGTGGCTTTTGGAATTACTCCGCCTTCTAAAAAAGAAGTTGGTCAACATCTTCTCCATATTTGCGAATGTGAAGAAATTAAATTTACAAAAGAAGACTTAGGGCAGATAATTATTACCCACTACCCTGATATTAGAAAAATCCTTAATACACTACAGGGCAGTTTAAAGGATAATCAACTAGTACTTGATACTAAATCCCTTAAGAATACCGATTTTGAGAATAAAGTTATCCAAGGACTAAAAAATAAAATTTCCCTTAAGGACATAAGACAAATTATAGCTGATAGTGGTGCTACACAATTTGAATCACTGTTTAGATGTCTTTACGATAATGTAGAGGAATATACTACAAATGTAGGCGATGCAATAATTATAATAGCTCAATATCAATATGAGTATGGGTTTGTAGTAGATAAAGAAATATGCATTGCCGCAATGTTAAATAAATTATTAAAGTTATGAGTGTAAATTCACAGCAACAAAATTATAATCAATTTCAAGAATGGTATAAATGGTTTAACAAAAATGTTCAAAATGTAGTTAGAACTTCTATTTCCGGATACGGAGTAAAGG